CGTGTCGCGGCGAACGTGCCAGCGGTCGCGGGTGCGCTCCTTCACGAGCGTAGCACCTTCAAAATAGACGCTGTCGTGGAGAAAAACGCTATCGCGCACGGTACGCAGTTCGCGGAGTGTGTCGCGGTGCACAACGTGGAGCGTGTCGCGGTGAACGGTTACGCGTTCGACGGTGCGCGTTGTCGTGCAGCCCGTGAGCATACTCAGCACGACGGCAAAACACAGCGCACCGACGGACCCAAGGACGTACAGCGCCCAGGGGTCGGGAGGTGGTTTTCGGTGGTTGTAATTCATCGAGAAGATGGAATTTGAGGAGGTGAACATTGAACGCCCCGCGGGCAATTCTTTCCAAAATGGAAATAGTTGGAAAGCTTTGGAGCATTTTCGGCGCGATTTGGGGAGAATTTCCCCGTTTTGGCGTCCGATTCTTTCCAATTGTCGCGAAATTGGAAAGAATTACTCGCGGGGCGTTGAACTGCCGAGCTTTTCTCGCTAGTTGGAAGAGGCGCCGGCGCGGGTGATGGTGAGCTCAATTTCTTCGCCCTCGGCCTGCGCCGCGCGGAGGAAGACGAGCAGGCTTTCCAACGTGGCGCGGCTGTTGAGCACTTTGCCCCGTTCGCGGTTTTCGCCCACCAAGATGCAGCCCTCGGTGTCGTCGGCCGTGTTGCCGCTGTGGATTAGTACGCCCGCGTATCCCTTCACGCTGACAAGACGCGGGAGAACACGCCCGAAACGCGGCGAACGGGTTTGTATGTCGATGCGATACGTGCCGGTGGGAATCGCCGTTGCGCCCTTCACTTTGAGGGCGGCGATTTCGTCTTCTGTCATGCTTTCGCGCAAACCGCGGTCGGTGTCTTCGAGCGTGTCGCAAAAATATCGGCCGTTGATTTCCATTCGTCCGATGGTGTAGCCCGCCTTCAGGGCGTGGCGTTGTAGGAGGATTCTCATTTCTGTGTGATTTAGAGGTTTGGTTTGTAAGGAAAATCAAGGAGCGCGGGAGCCCCGCACCACTCGTGCCGTCGTTTACAGTTCGAGGAACGCGTCCATCGCGCCCGCTTCGGCGTCTTTGATAAACTCATTCAGATACCAGACGGCCTTTTGCGCGTCTTCTACGGCTTTGCGCCGCGCTCCTTCGAGCGTGCCGTCGTGTTTGTGTCCGCAGCGCCAAACGTATTTCAGCGCGTTGCCCAGGCAAAAGGGCATTCCGCGCGCTATGTCGATACATTCCGCGCCGCCGTGATTGTAGTGCGCCGGGTGGTTAACGGTTTCGGTTGTCGTGAACCCGATTTGCCGTTTTGGGGTACATGATACGTCGCTCATGGTCATTGTTTTGCGTTTTCGGGTTCTTGATTCTCGTCCGCCGGTGCTTTCTCCGCGGGGACGATGTCGCGGTTTTTGGCCTCATCGAAGACGGCGACGGCAAACTTCTGCGCCATCTTCGAAAGGTCGTGCTCCGAAATGATGGCTTGCACGGTGTCGTGGAGCTTTTCGATTTCGGCTTTCTCCCACGCCTTCTCCCGAATGCTCCAAAACTCGCACAGCACGCACCAGGCCGCCCAGCCCATCGAGAAGTAAGGCGCGGCGCAGAGCGGGGAGCCGATGATGTCGATAAGCGAAAGCACGAGAAACGGGACAAGGTATTTTACCGCCTTTCGGCTTGTCATCTTCAGCCCCCGCGATGTCGTGGGTTGCCCGCGTTCGTGGGCTTTGCGAATGCCGAAGAAGAGGTCGAGCGCCATGGCGATCAGTATTGCCGCGGTGCAGAAAATGATGAGCACGATGTGAAGATACAAATGCTGTTCGGCAAAATGAATGAGGGTCTCTTGCATAGAGGTTTGGTTTTTGTGTGTGGTTATATGAATGAGGTGGAGTGCGAGTCGCGGGCGGGCTTTTCACCAGCTCCCCACGAGTTCGCCTTTCCACCAAAGCGTGGGGTTCTCTCTGTTACGGCCTAACATGGTGAAGACGGCGGTGCCTTTTGTGCCGATAGTCATGCCGCCGATGAAGAGCGACGTCGGGGTGTCGTTGAAGACCATAAACTGTGCGCCGTAATATCGCATTAGGTGGCTGTTATCCTCCGTGCGTTCTGCGCGGCCTTCGCCCAAGGGGGCATTACTCGTGTCGATGGTAGGCCTCAGCGCGCCGAAATCGCCGCGAAAGATGACGTATGTGCCGACGGCAAACGGGTTTAGGTAGAAAACGTCCCCGCTTCTTCCCATTTCTCCCCCGTATTCTTTCCAATTCTCGGGGGTTATCACCACGGGGCGGCGACGAATGAAGCCCGCAAACGTTGCCGTGCCCCCGATGTAGGCCGCGCCCGTCTCGGCGTCGAGCTCAAAGGTCGCGTTCCCCCGTTTATCGCGGCCGACAACGTTCTCCACCTGCAAATTTTTGATGAGCGAACGCCGCGCCAGCAGCAAGTCGGTAGCCACGAAGCCCTGATACGTGCCGAGCTCCCACCATTCCGAGTCGGCCGCGGGGGCTTTGTCCGCCGACTTCGCGTGGGGTTGTTTGCATTGGTAGAACTGCACTTGCTCGCCTTGGCGCACTTGCACCACGTCCAGATAGGTCTCGCCCGCGTGTCCGCTCTCAAAGGTCGTGCCGTCGGCCAATCGGTCGTAGTCGCCGAGCAGTCGCACCGCCGCACCCCGCACCCCGGGCGACCCGTCGGCGCCGCGTTGGTCTCTGAACGAGGGGCACCACTGCGTCGCTCTGTCTCCTTCTTCCAACTTCGGGGCGCACCACACCACACTCTTTGCGTAGCCCGTGTGGGGCGTCGTTTCGCGGTGCCAGGCGCGGAGCAACAGCAGCACGCCGTCGGGGTCTTGCACCGCGGGGGCGCGGAAGGTGAGCGACACGCGCGTCCAGCCGTCTTGTTTCACCGTGTTGGGGTGGAAGTGATCGGTGGGTGTGGGGTAGACAATCAGCCACGCCACGTCCGCCCCGCGAACATAGGCCGAAAACGTGTAGGTGCGTCCGGGAATGAGTTGCCCCACGTTTTGGTAGAGCTGCGCATATTCGCCATCCTTCGTTCCGGGGTTGATGGCACACAACGCGGGCACACAACCATCGACGGCCGAAGAAAATAGGCTGATGTTGGCGCGTCCCGCAACGGGTTCTTCGCCGTGTGTGCCGATCTTCCAGGCGCTCTCCTTACGGCCGAGCCGCAGAAAATCGGTGTCGTCTAGCAGATTCGGGCGCGTCGGTTCGGCGTTTGCGCCGTCTTTCGCCAGTCGGGTGTCCAATCGCACGGGAGTCCGCACGCTAGTCCCGTCCGAATAAACCACCCGCTCGTACGTCCAAAGCCACGGCGTTTGCGGCGTAGGTACGGGCGCGGTGTTTCTCCAATCGCGGACGTCGTATTCGGGTGCGGTGCCGTCGGGCGTGAGCAGATAGAACGTTTCGATGCGGTCAATGCCGCGGCCGTTGTCGCCCTTCTCGCCCGGTTCTCCTTGCTTGCCCTTCTCTCCGCTCAAACGGCCGTAGGTGATTTTACCGTTCGCCGCGGTGAGCCGATACCATAGCACCTCGCCGTCGCGGAGGGTCGGGGGCGCGTCTTGCCACGTTCCCCGAATAGTCGGGGCGGTCGTACCCGATGCGGTGGCAAGTTGTGAGGACGCGGCGAAATCGTAAACGGGGCTTTTACCGTCCGTCCCCGATTCTCCCACCACGCGCAGCGCACCGCCCCACGTTGTGCCGTTGCCCGTACGCATCCATACATCGCCCTCGGCGAAATCGTCGTGCCATGTTTGCGCGTCGGTGCTGTATTGCGCCCGAATGCTCGTGCCGTTCGTTCCGTCTTTTCCGTAATGCCCTATCAGTCGCACCGCGGTTTCGGTTGTAGAACCGTCCGTGTATCTCGTGAGTTCGCAATGCCAAAGCCACGGCCGCTCCTTTGTCGGTTGGGGTGCCGTGTTCTCCCATCCCGATTCGCTTAGGCTCGGTGCGATGTTCTTTTCCGTGAGCCTGTAGAACGCTTCCACGCGCTCAATGCCGCGTCCTTTGTCCCCTTTGTCTCCCTGCACCTTTGCCCAAACGTAGCGCGCGGGGACTGTAGATGCGTCGGGGTTCTCGTCCGTATAGGTTCCGAGATAGGCGAACTTTTCGCCCTTTGGGTTGAGTGTACACGGATTGCCGTTCGGGCTGTTGGAATACGCTACGTGCGTGTAGCTGCTCTTGCCGGGGTTGCCTTTCTTGTCCATCTCCGACAAGCACCACGGCGTGGCGAACTCGCCCGTCTCCATCTTCGGGTGGCAGATGTCCAGATAGTTCCCCTCGCTTTTGAGCAGTTTGAAAAACGTCCATAGGGTCTTCGGCAAATCATCTTCCGGTGCGTCGTAGAACACGCTCAACGAATAAGTTGTCCATGTGTCGGTAAGAGGAATAGAGGACACGAGCTGCTTCCCCCAGACTTGTAAAACCCCGTTTCGCTTAATACGTGGGAAAAAGTATTGTTGCTTTCCGTGCATTGGATAACAACCGAAAAGTGCATTGCCGCTGCCTCGACATTTGAAAGAGAACGTGTACCACGTACCGCGGGGATAAAGATCTCCGAATTTTTCCCACCATACGTGCGTATATCGCTCTTCACCGCTACCTTCAACGTGGAAATAGTTGTCGCCGTCCACTCCGCCGGGCAAAATGCTCGCATAGGTTTTTCCGTCCAAATATCCTTTGGTAAAGTGAGGGCGCGACACGTAATCCGTACAATGCCACATATTCGGATTCGCCGCCGGTGTTGCCATTTTATCGTTTTCTGACAGACACCACGGGGTCGCCGTTTCGCCTTCCTCTAACTTCAATGCGGAAAAATACGTTTTAGCGTCGTGATCCATGCAACGCAGCATAATTCTCACCCCGTCGGGTATGGTGTCCGGGGTTGTGAATGTATAGGCATACCGCGTCCACTTCTTAGGATCGAGGTTTGCACAAAGCGTGTCGCGGTTTGTAGCATTCGAGAGAAACCAAAATATAAGTTTCCCGGGCGCGCCTTTTGAATAGACCGAAAGCGTGTAGGTCGTATTAGGGCGCAACAAACTTGCGATATACAAGATGCCTTGCGTCCACGTTTCGTTTTTATGTGCTCCTACGGCTTGTGCCAAAGGGTGTACCTTGTCTTCTTGCGACTGATTGAAAACAAAGCGCTCGAAGTCTTTCCAATTTCGCACGTCCTCCATGCTCCGAAAGCTCGTGCCGTCGATGAGGTTTGCCCCCGTCGGCGGTGCGCTCTTACCCGCGTCGCCCTTATCGCCGTCCTTCGGCTTGGCTTGAATGAGCGTCCAGTGCGTAGAGTTTGCCGCAGGGGCGGTGTTGCCGTTGCCGCCGCGTGCCAATTCGTAGAGCGCGCCGTCGTGCCAAACGCGCGAAATCTCGAAAGCCCCCGTTTCGGGGTTCTGCTCTTCGTAGAAGTAGCGCGCCGACGCACTCCACAAACCGCGGTCGACACGTTCGGCCAACGGGCGACCCGCGGGTGTGTAGCGAAGAATGTTTTGCGTAATGATGCCGCGGGCAAAGACGTAATCAGAAGCACCGGCCACGGCCGCGCCGAAATGCTCACGCAACCACGCGGGCAACTTGCCCACCACAAAGCCGTCGGACTGCGTGCCGTCGACAATCGGGGCGGATACCTTCACGCGGCGCACGATACGCCCCTCCGTCGCGCTCTCCACAATGTGGCTCTGGCGTTCCGGGTCGGTCGTGTTGCCCCAGCGTGCCAAGCGCATCAGTGCAATGGGTGGCGCGTTGCGGCCTTCGGGCGTTTGATTGTCGGCATAAAGGCTCGCGGTGAGCGTCCCCGCCTTCGCGTCCACCGCCTCAACACGCAGCCACGAGGTGCGAATTTCGGCCGCGCCGCCCGATGTTCCTACGCTGTTGTAAGCCCCGCGCAGGACGTCACCCGCCCGAAAGCCCGTCACGTCACCTTGAAAACGCTCTTGCAGCACCACCTTCCAACGGCCGTCGGGCTGTTGTTCGGCGCTTTTCACCAATCCGTTCTCGGTGTGGAAAACGTCGCCCTCGCTCAATGCGATGCGGTTAATCTGATATTCGGCCGCGCGAAAGAAACCGCGCACCGCCATGCTCTGAAATTCCGCGTTTCCCATCGCGTCGATGCGCGCTCCCGCGCCGGTGTTCAGCCCGTCCGCGAAGTTCGGCGTGCGCAGCGTTTCGGCTTCTGTCGCATGGGTGGCACGTTCGGCCGTCGCAGCCGTGGCGGCGTGGTCTGCTGTTTGCGCACTTTGTGCCCTCGTCGCGGTGTCGGCCGTGTTGGCACGCTCCGCCGTCGTGGCATTCGTGGCGGCGTCGGCATGGGTGGCCTCATCGGCACGAGTGGCAGCGGTGGCACGGTCGGCGGTGGTCGCATGTTCGGCCGTCTTCGCCGTAGCGGCGCGCAACGCGTGTGCGGCCTCGTCGGCCGTATCGGCGTGCGATGCGCGCTGTGCATTGCCGGCGGTCGCTCCTTCGACAATGGTCGATGCGCCCGCGGCCGACAAACCCGTGCCTTCGCGGCGGGTTTTGCTGCGAGGGCGTGCCGGTGTGGTGGCGGTGGTGAGGGTGTAGGTCTTCTTTTCGTCTGCCATAGTTATATATTTTCTTCGGATTCCACGGCTTTATAAATGTCGGGGGTCAATTCTACGACGGTCACATCTCCGCAGTCCTCGATCAGGTCTTGGCGTTCCTCGACCACGATGAAGCGCGCGGTGCCTTGGTTGGCTTCAGTGCGCGGTGCCAGTGCCCCGTCGTAGATGTAAGCCTCCCCGCTTAGTTTGGTGTGCCGTGTGGCATATTGTGAGTAAATCGAGTTAATAAAGAGTTGTTCGGGGCGGTCTGTAACACCGGCGCGCATCATATCGCGGTCGCCGATGGTGCAATTTCGCAACGCGTCGAGATACAACCCACGGCAAAGCGGTTCGCCTTCCACGTCGTGGGGGAGCGTGCCGCATTTCGTTTCGATGGCGAGTTCTTCTTTCGCATCGGGGTGCAACGTGGCGCGGTACTCCACATCGGGCACATCGGGCGCGCCGCAATCTCCCCACGAGCGCACGATTTCCAGGTCGGGGGCTTTCACGGCAAACCATTGCAGCGCGGCGGGCGGTGGGTCGCTTGCAGTGGGAGAGGCGCTGTAAGGGAACACCCGCAACTCGTTGAAAACCGTAATCGACACCCACCCGCCGTTAACAGGATACGGAATGAGTTCGCCGTCGGGCAGGTTATTTTCGCGGTCGTATTGATGGGTTTTGCTGTTGTTGTGAAGTCCCCCCGTCGCGTCGTTGGGTTGCCCGATGTTGTTGCGATTGGTGCGCCAGCCACCCAGCGCGGAGCGTTTGGACGGGTCGGACTTGTCAAAGTAGGCCAACAAGCAGCGAGTGCGCTCATTCCGCCACGTTCTTTTTACTCGATTGTTTGCCGTCCGCTCATCGAGTTCGCCTACTGTGGGGTTTTCTCTAATTATTGCGTGGTTATTGTCGAAATACCTCGCCTTTTGTTCGGAAGCATCCCAACATTTGACCTCCGCCGAAAGGAACGCCCACCCGAACGCCTTGTCCATTTCGTCACGCGCAGCCTTGTCGGCTGATTTTTCTATCGGCTCGCCGATGGGACACAAGGCGCGGTCAGCCAAAACGGACACACGAAGCCGCAAACAATACAAAGCAGGGTCCGTGATCTTTGGGAGATAAACACTCCGCGTTGTGTAAATCGCCCCGGCATCGCCTTTGGGCAATACGCCCGTGCCGTATAGCGGCCTATCTGTCACCGTTTGCGGCGCTTTCACGCAATAGGCCGTAGCCTCATCGCCTTCGCTTATCGGTAAGAAATGGCATAATCGGGCGTTATTGCCGTACTGCTTGTTGGGATTATCGGCGAGCCCAAGCAAAAAAGCGGGGTCATATGTCTTGTATTCGTCCACATGTCGACCTTTCCCGAAATAGTTTGCCGAGGTGATGTAAAAACGTTGCTCAGAGAAGAACAAATAGGTATCGGGATACGTCCAATCTCGAGACATTCCAAAGTCGCGCCCCACGTGCAGCGCGCTCCACACCTTGTGCAGCGGGCGAGGGAATTTGAGTTCATCGCTCGAGAGCAGTTTGTTCGATGCGTAGGGCGAAAAGGAGAGGCGCACATTGTTCGCCACGCTGTCGACGCTTAGCGTTTGACGGTCGGCACTCCACACCACCGGCGGGGCGGTTGCTGCACTGTGCAAGCCGTGCAAATCGTAGAGCCACAAGCGGCCGACGCGCTGCACCACACGCAATCCCAACGGCTGCAACAAACTTTCAATCGCTTCGCTGAGCGTGGCGGCCTTTCGGTCTTCATCGAAGAAGTTTTCAGGAGAACAGCCCAGCCACTTTGCCACTCCACCGCCGACGGGGTACGTAGAAGCCACCGCCGTGAGGCTTTCGTCCAAGGTAAGAGCGAGCCCCGCGCGCTCAACGGCGAAGCCCAACAGTTCGCCGATGGTTTGCACGCTGCGGTTGGCGCGCAGTGAAGCCGTGGAATACTTGAGCCGCTGCCAAATGCCGAAGTCTCCGAATGTGAGAGAAACCGTGTAATGCTCGGCGCGCTCGTAGGGTTCTTCATACTCCTCGGCATCGAGGGTGCCCGTCCAATAAAGCGCGCCGTTTCGGTAGACATCCATTCCCACCGCGCCAGGGGAGATGGTATAGAGCCCTGTATAAGTGCGGTCGCCGGGACTGTCGAGGCGGAGCGTAGCCGTCGAGGCGCAAATCGCTTCGTGCTTCGCCGTCTCTTTCCACTCGATGACAAGCGCCTCATCGGCTTCAAAGCGCAATTCTTCGGGCTGCGCAACAGCTTGAACGCCGGTGCGCCACAAGTCCACACGATGCAAGACGCCCGAATGGCTCAGAAATTCGCCGCGGTGGGTGATGGTTTTACTCATTTGTCGATTTAGTTTCGTCCGTTGTGTCTTGATACCTTACTCAATACGCCCACGAGGTCGCGTCCTTCGATACGGAAACGCACCGAACCGCCGCCGCTGCTTTCTTGTGGGGCGATAAGCGAACGCAGGCGGTCGAGCGGTGCCACCACTTCGGGGTTGTGGCTCGCGCCGGCATACTCACCGAAGAGTCCGAGTGTGGGGCCATAGGCGATGCCGCCTTCTGCAAACTTCGGGAGCGATGCCATGGTGGCAATCATTACGCCCGTCAGCGCAGCGGCCGCCGCGATACCCACCCACGGAATTGCTGCGTGCGCGTTGAACGTCTTTGCGGCGGCGCCGGCCACGTTGGTGGTGGCTTCGGCCTTGTTGGCTACGGTCTTTGCCGTAGCGGCCGCTATGGTGGTTTGCGCTTCGGTTTGCACCGCCTGCGCGTTGACGATGGTGGCGGTCGTTTCTTGCTCTTTTATCGTCTTGTTCGCCGCGCTCACCAAACCGAAAATGCGCATTACTTGGTTCAGCGCCTTGAAATTCTCTTCCATCTGCAGCACCGCGTTGAGCACCGCCGAAAGCTTTTGCCACGCCGAGGCGTTGCCGCGCAGTGTGTTGCTCAAACTCTCCACCGTGTTGCCGATGCTCGACACGCCGCCCCACGCGCTGCGTACCATACTAATGGAGCTGACGGCCTTCTTTTGCCAGCTCTTGTAAGTATTTGCCAGCTCTTGCAAGTCGCGGCGCTGTTCGGGCGAAACGGGGCTTGTGGTGTCGGCCAATCGCTTTTGTATGGCTTCGATACGGCTTTGGAGTTCCTCGATGCCGATGGCGCGAAGACGGATTTTCATTTCGCGTTCTCCGAGTTGGCCGATTTCTTTTGCTTCTCGGAGCTTGGCTTGCCATTCCGCGCCGTCTTTCATCAGCTCCAATTTGCGCTGGTAAGCCGCGATGGTCTGCTGTGTGTGGTACAACTCGTCGCCGCTTTGTTTCTCGGAGGCGGCGTTTAGCTTCTCGATGGCGGCCGTTAGCTCCTTCACGGTGTGAAGCTCCTCGAGGCGGCCGATGTTGTACTTTTCGGCGGTGGCATCGTCCTTGGCAGCGCGGCGGGCGCGGGCGTATTCTCGCAGCTTGTCGAAATAGGCAGCCTCATCGGCCGAAAAGTTGGCGGCGGTGATGCTCGAGCGGTTGAACCGCAAACCTTTGTCGCGCTCTTTGCGGTGGGTAGCGTTCCACACTGCCTCCGCTTGGTCGCGCTTCGCCTCAACGAGAGCGACCTTTTGCTCTTCGATTTGGTCGAGCTCTTTTTGGAAGTCGAGCGCATTTTGTGCACGCTCCTTTTCTGCGCCTTCTTTCTGCGCGTCGATATCGGCTTGAGCCAAGACCGCTCTACGTTCGCGCGCGGCTTTGATTTCGTCGGCCTGCGCTTTGTCCTGCGCCTGCGTCAATGCGTGAGCGTCGAGCGCTTCATTCTTCTGTCGGTCCTCTTCGGCCTTCACGGGGTCGACTTTGTGCCCGCCTTTGTGCCCCCCCTTGTGTCCGCCTTTTCCGCCTTTTCCGCCGCTGTGAGAACCTACAGAAAAGAACTCCAGTTGCTTGTCGTAGTACGCAATTTTTTTGCGTAGCTCTGCAGCTTCTTTGCGTCCTGTTGCCGAGGACATGTCTTTGTTATCCAAATCGTCCTGCGCGCTTTTCTTCAGATTCTCCCAGTAGGCTTTGTTTTGAGGTTCTTTTTTGTTGCCGTCGCTCGTCGGCGGGCTAATCCCCAAAGCTGCGTCGGCATCGGCGCGGACTTGTTTCTCGTACTTGTTTAACGCTTGAAGTCTTTGCGCGTAATCTCTAAATGGGTTGTAGATATGCTGACTCATCGCCCCAGCCGTCGGAGATGTTGACGTTATTTTCTTGTCGAACTGCCTTACAAAATTCTCATCAAATCTAGCCCCCGAGTCAATCGTTCTAAGAGCAATATTCAGCTGATCATTTATATTCCCACCATGGAAGACCGTAGACAATACTCCGCGAAGTTGTTTTACTAACTCCGCGCGTGTCTCCGCTGTGCCCTCCATCTTCTTGTCTACGTAGACTTGCATGGCGCGCGCACGCGCTGCCGCTACAACCTTTTCGCGGAGGAGGTCGTACATCTTTGCAAGATCCTTTATTTCCCCGTGTTCTTTTTGGATTTGGCGAATATACTCCCCATACTGATCCATAATAGAGTTTTTCGCCTGTGCATAAGCCTCCGTGCCTTGCTTCGCCTTGTTCAGCGCGGAGAAAAGCGCATTTAATTTGCTCTCCTCCTTTGATGCGGCCGCAGCAGCCACGCCAACGGCTTTGTTCGCTTCCGCTTGTCGGCGCGCGGCTTCGCTGTTGGCGGCGGAGAACTTGTAAAGCGCATAGGCAAGCGCTGCGACGGCCGCTATAGCCACCACCCAAACATTGGCAGCCATGAGCGCGTATAGCTTTTTTGCAGCGCTGACGGCGGCCAACTTGGCCGCAGTGAGTACGCGCATCGCGGTGCTCGTCGTCCCCGCCGCCCCGGCTTCGGCATAGAGTGCCAAAATGGAGGCCTTTGTCGTGGCGAGAAAATTGGCAAACGACACCCCCACACCGGCAACCACGGTTTTGAGTTGCCCAAAAGAGGCCGTTATGACTGACACTTGCGAAGCCGCGGCGAGATAGGGGCCGAAGCCGACCAGCACCTCGCCGATTTTCGCCTTAATGCCGCCGATGGTCATTTGCAGCTGCTTCATTTGACCGGTGGGCGTGGCTGCAAGGTTCTTGTTCATATCGCCCACGTTGTTCGAGACGATACGAGCCAAGAGGGCGGCGCGTTCGCTTTCGGTGCCGTGCTTGAGCATCTTTTCTTCGGCTGCGGAGAACGTGATGCCGACACGACGCAGCGCCGAAGCTTGTCCCGTCAGCGCTTTGCCGAAAAGGTTGCCGATGGCCACCGCGTCCTCCTGCGTGGCGTTCACCCCCTTCTGCTGTGCGAGGAGGTTGTTCATCGCCGGCACGAGGGTGCGAAGTGTCGAAGCCTGTGTGGCGAACGTTCCGATTTGCTGCGCGCCGGCCACCTGCACCGAACCACTCACCACGCCGAGCTCCTTCTGCGCCGAAATCACGTCTTTCACGCCCTTCACATCTTCGGCAGTCGCGTCCATGCGCTGCTCCATGATGGTTTTTAGTTTCGTGTTGGCCACGGCGGCCGCCTCGAAAGCTTGCGTATAACTTGAAAAGACGCCTTGCAGCGAGCCGACGGCGCTCTTGAGTGTTTGGAAGAGCGAAGCCGTGGCGGCGGCATTGACGAGCGAGGGTTTGAGTTTCGTAGCTTCGGAGATCGCCTTCTTCATGGCTTCCTGCAAACCTTCGGTGCTCTTGATGATCGCGTCAATCGGTTTGCCGTCTGCTTGGAGTACAATTTGTATATCAGCCTTGGCCATCTGTTTGGGAGTTTTTGCGGTTGATTTTTCGAACGAGTTCACGCGCATATTTTTTGCGCGCTTCTAATTCTTCGGGCGTTTCGCGGTGCGGTTGGGTTTCGCGGTGCTCGTCCCATGGCAGCGCAAAGAGTTTTTCGGGAGTCAGGGTCTTGCTGACGTGTGGTTGTATGAGTAGCGTGGTTTGCAGCCTCATCCTTTCCCACTCATCGCGCGAACGGCCTTCTTTTGCCTCTGTGTGTGCCTTCATACACGCCATAAATTCGTCGGGCGTGAGGCGCACGAAATCGTCTAACTTCATGCCCATCACGCCCAACGCGTAGCCCATTAGCTCCGAAAAGGCTAATGCTTTTTTTTTGCAGCGCCGGCGTTGTCTGTTTCGTCGTCACTGTTCGTGCTTTCGATGGCTTCCGACCACGCTTGCACGTCTTCTGCGTCGAGATGGTCGGCGAATGTCAGCAAGTCCATGCCGAACTCGATGCCGTCGGCGCTGCAGGCAGAAACGACGCAACACCACAAATAGGTGATTTGGTCGGTGAACGTGAGCGCCTCCGACAGCTCTTTGCCGGTTTCGCGCGTGAAGCGCAGCATCGCTCCCATCGACGCGCGAGTGGGATAGGCTTTGCCGTCGATGGTAATCTTCGGGAATTTCTTTGCTACCATAGTTTATTAAGGGTGTTTTGTGTCGTCGAGAGTGGTCGGTGCGCCGTTGTTGACGAACGACACGGACGACTTCACGTCTTGGTCGGCCTCGGTGGTTTCGCTCATCGACTCAATAATGAACGACCCCGCCAAAAGAACATTCTCGGAGCCGCGCGCCATGATTTTCAAATCGGCCGCCCCTCCCGTCTTCCAAACCGCCAAAAAGTCCTTGTGGGCGGCTTCAGTTTCTCCGATATAGACAAACTGCTCGGTCTTGATGGAAATGGATAGTCCTGTTACGGTTGCTTCTTTGAACTTGCCAGAACCCGGAGGAGCCGTCGCAATGGGTTTCACGGCGCGGTTCTTCGTTTCGCTCTTGTAGTCGGCAGAATACGAGACGCAGTGCCCTACGGCCTTGCCTCCGACAAAGAGGAGGAGATCGTTTCCGTTGAGATAGCCTTGAGGTAATGCCATGTGTGTGTAGTTTAGTAGGTGTGTGTTGTGTGTTGGTTAACGGGGGCGAACGGTGAACGTGAGGAGCTGCACGTGAGCATCCGCGTCCCACATTTCCTCCGCCGAAGTCATGCGACAAGAACGCAGCAGGTTGTCGCTCGTTCCGTCGAGTGTAGCGCGAACCGCCTCGGCCAATTCCACTGCGCCGGCGTAGGACGCCGCGTAGCAGGCGACCTCAAACGTCAACGTGTCGGCCGAGCCGTGCGAGTTGGGAGCCGGTTCTAAATCAGAGCGGCGATACACGACGTAGGGGAGCTGCGCCGAGTCGGAAACAACGGGAAACACGAGCCGCGTGATGGCTTGCACGTCTTCGTTTTCCGAAAGGAGTTTGCGAACCGCGAGCCCAGCACTGAGAGAAGTCTGTTTTGCCATTGATCAAAAATTATTTGTAGTGACGAGCCGCGATGCGCGCCGTCCACTCGAAGACTTTCGCGCTGAAAATCTCTTGTGCTTCGGGAATGCTCGTGCGCGCGTTGGCAATGAAGTCGTATCGCCTCAGCGCGCCGGTGGAGTGCGGCTTGCGTTTTCCGGTTCCGCCGCGTCCGGTTTGGCGCTTCTCTGTTCCGCTGTTAAACCAATAGGCCAACGGCTTGAGTTCCCCGCGGCGATTGGTGTGCATGAAACGTCGAAATCTTGGATTTGCGCTCACGCAGACCTTGAACCCGACGCGCTCTTTGAAAACGTTGCAGCGAACATTTGTGCGCAGCTTGTCGGCTTTGTTGACTTTCGTCTTCATCATCTCCCGCCGCGCCGCCCGAAGCACAACGGCGCCGGTGGCACGCGCTGCGCCGATGAGCGCCTTTTTGCGTTCTCGTTCGGAAAGCATGTGCCAAAGGGCGCGCAGGCCGTCGGTGTTCATTGTCGCTTCCATGTCGTTATTCGTTTACTCGTTCACAAATCAGCGTGACAAAACCGCGCGCCTTGTTGGGGATGATCGCCGTAACGGTGTAGAGCAAGCCTTGCAGTTCGCGCACCCGCCAATTTTCGCCCACCTCGTGCCCATCGCGCACGTTGTATTCGGTGGAATGGTCGGGGAAATGCTCGCCCACCTCGTTGTGTAGGCGTGCGGTGTGGCGCACTTGCTCGGCATAGGCCACGCGGGTCGGCTCGTAGTGTACACTCTCTGCGCCGTAACCGTCGACGGTGCGCACCGGTCGCAGGAGTTCAAGCCGCGTTCTCATTCTTCCGGCTTGCATAGGCGTTTAAATGGTTTGACACAAGCTTCGAACGTCTCCGGTACGCTGTGCATTTGCACGGCGGCCACCCCTTCTCGTTGATTGTACCAATGCGCGCCCAACGAATAAACAGCGATTCGCAGCATGTGCGGGAACTTACCGCCGCCCATTTCGACAAGCTCCGCCGCGCTGCGGTTCGTCGCCTTGACGACAGCCTCCTCCGCCGCCTCGAGAAGAAAGCGCAGGAGCTCCGTCTCGTCGTCGAAATCATCGGCGCGACAGTGTTTGCGAAATAGGTCGAAATCGGTAAGCATGGGAAACAGAAAAGAAAAGATTATGCGTTCTTGACTTTGACGAGCTTGAACGCTTCTTCGCGGAGGGTCACGGTGGCAGCGTGGGCGTTGATGACGAAGTTCACTTGGTTCTTTTTAGAATCCGTGTAGGGATCCATGATGATGGTCATGTCATCGAAGAAGCCCAACGGCTGATAGCCCCAATCGCCAAGCCCGATATAATTCGGTTCGATAACTTCCGTGCAGAACACAGGTACGCCTGCAATCATATCATTCTCGCAAATCATACTTTGCGAGTTGGGAGCTTTCGGCGTGCCTTCCAAGATGGCCTTCATCGCGTGGGTCATAACCCATGCCATGTGCTTGCCTTCGACACCGGAAGCGAGCACGTCGGCTTTCACCACATTGAACGAAGTGAAATCAAGAGTGGGGCCGATTTCTTTTGCCTTCGCTTTCAAACCGACAAACGGGCCGACCAGCTTTTGCGAGTTCGCCACCTTTGTCGTGCTGAACATAACTTTATTTACCAAATCAGCAACGGCAGCCGGCAACTCTTCGTAAATAATAGATTCGACTTGATTGTCTGACTGCGAAATAGCTTCACGCGTTGCCGATGTGGAAGAGCCGATGCGCTCGGGGCTTGCGGAGAGCTTGTTGAAATCGATTTTTTGCGTAGCGAGTTCCACAGCTTCGCCGGCGATGTGCGCCTCGAGCTTTCCATGAATTGGCCAAATGAACTCGCCATGCAAACCAGTTTTGATGTCGATGCCCACCTTGTC